GTGGTGGAATGGCAAGATCAAAACCTACAAAAATGTACTAGGAGGGACTATGTCCCTACGAAGTTTATTTCAGTTTGGGAAGCGGCTTCTTAAAGGTAAGAAAGAATCAGCGCAACCGGCTACCGGACAACAACAACGTCAAATAACATACGAACCAAAACCATCTCAAGCACAAGGTCAAGAATTAGTAAAACAGGAGATGAGGAATCCTCCTGTTATTCTTAAGAAAACTAAACCATTACAAATGGGTGATGACATCGCTCCTGCTTTTGGTTCTTCTACGTATGACTGGGCAATGAAAATAGGTAGAGGCAAATACACAGCTGATGAATGGTTAAATCATTTAACAGGAAGTAGAACTGTAAATTTTAAAGTATTTGGTAAACCAGCTAAGAAGTTTGAAAGAACTGAGAAAAGATTTAAATACGATTCAGGACCCTTTGCAGGTAAAGAAGTAAATATATCAAAAGAAGAATTATTCGATACCAATCTTGCAATCTTCAACGAGGCAGGAGATCTAACTGGTGGATTATTATACGCAGCTAAAAAGTTTGGATTAAAATTGGATGCAAATGAAATTGGTGCTATGATTAAACTTAATCCTGTCAACAGACTTAAACCTATGGAACTTGGTATACCAAAAGGTGCTCAAGAAAATTTTGATATTGCTTTTAAAAACATGACGAACTCTATCAATCTTGTCAAAACTAAATTTAGAGCAGATAGTGATCTAGTATCTAACCTTGATGATGCTTTATATCAAATGGGGGCGATGAAAAATGGTGAACTTGGCAGAGGTGTTTTTGAAAGTTTAAGAAACTCATTAAGGAGAGCTAAGGCTAGACCTGATGTAAGAGAACAAGAGAAAAGAATTTTGAATAGAGCTGAAGCTGAATTGAACTCTGCTGTAGCACCACTAAAAAATAATAAAACAAAATATCAAAGTGAAACGAGTTATACCTTACAAGGTGGTAAAGATTACAAAGAAACTATTTTTTATTTAGATGAGCCTATTAAATCAAACAGAAAACCTTTTACAGATCCAGGACACTTTAGTGAAACAGGAGTCAAGAATCAAATTTATCACGTAAGATTTGATACAAGATTTACACCTGAAGGTAAGAAAGTATTTATGATAAACGAAATACAATCTGACGTAAACCAAAACGTTGCAAAACAATTATCTAAAATGAAACAACTATCTGGAGAAGCTAGAACCAATCCTTTTCAAGCTGATCTAGAATTAAATTTATTAGCTAGGAATAGAAGTAAATTAATGGAAGATATAACTGATGCAATAGCAAAGAACCAACCTAATAAAGTTCGAGCATTATCAAAAGATGCTAGAGAGATCCAAACAAAAATGAATAATGTATTTCAAAAGATTGATCAATATTCAGAAAAAAAATTTGATTACTTTCCTATGGTTGAAGCAGACGCTTATGGAGATCATGCTTTAAAATATTTAATGCAAAAGGCAGCACGTGAGGGTGTTGATTATGTAGCCGTTGCCCCTTTTAATAAATTGAGTTTTAGGCAAGGATACAAAGCAGGTAACGAAAGATTTTATGGATATGCAACTGGTAAAGGTATTGACGGAAAAGGAAAAGCAGTAATGCCAGAACTTATGAAACGTTCAGCTAGATTTTATAATTCCTCTGCAGGACCAACTAAAATTTCTTTATCAGATCCAAAAATGCCTTACAAAAGAATATCAAAAGATAAATTTAAATATCCTGATAAATCAGCAAAAAAAGGTAAAGAGATTACTAGTGAATACCATTCAGATGTTTCAATGAACCCTGAGTCAGGATATAAATTAATCCCTGAGGGGGATCCAAGGTTGTATTTCGATGCATTTGCTATTAAAGTAAACCCGCTTATGAGAAGCACACAGAAAACTTACAAGGCTACTGGTGGACTTGTGGTAGATATGTTTAAACCAATAAGGTACAATTAGTAATGGCCGTAGAGAAAAATAACGAAATTATCGAGGAAGAAGCTAGAGTCACTGAGGAAGTTCAAGAGCAACCTGAAGGTTTACCGATAGATGTTTCTGTTGAAGGTGAGGAGCAAGTTGAGGAGAGACCACAAGATGATTTTAATGCTAATCTTGCAGAGGATATGGATGAAAGAATACTTCAATCCATGGCAAGTGATTTAATAGCTGAATACAAAAAAGATAAAAATTCTAGAAAAGAATGGGAAGAAGCATACATAAAAGGTTTAGAATTACTTGGTACAAAATACCAAGAAGTCACAAAACCATTTAAAGGTGCAAGTGGGGTTACACACCCATTACTTGCTGAGTCTGTAACACAATTTCAGGCACAAGCTTACAAAGAATTAATACCATCAGATGGTCCAGTTAGAACAAAAGTCGTAGGGTTACAATCTCCACAAATAGAAGCACAAGCAGATCGTGTAAAAGAATACATGAACTTTTTGTTAATGGAAGAGATGGAAGAATATACAACAGATATGGACCAGATGTTATTTTATTTACCATTGTCCGGTAGCACGTTTAAAAAAATATATTACGATGCAATGTTAGGACGACCTTGTTCTAAATTTATACCTGCTGAAGATTTAGTGGTGCCATACTATGCATCTGATTTAAAAGATTGTGAAAGAATTACACACATCATTAAGATGACTGAAAACGAAGTCACCAAAAAAATGGCTGGTGGTTTTTACCGAGACATTGAACTTGCATCGCCAAGAGAAACTACAGACCAAGTCCAACAAAAGGTAAACGAATTACAAGGAGTTAAGAGAACTGAGTCCGACATGTTGCACACAATTTTAGAGATGCATGTAGATTTAAACTTAGAGGATTACGAAGACTTCGATGACAAAGCAAAAAAAATAAAAATTCCTTACATTGTAACCATTGACGAGGGATCAGGAGAAATTTTATCTATCTATAGAAATTACAAACCAAACGATATTTCATACGCAAGAATAGAATATTTTGTTCACTACAAATTTTTACCAGGATTAGGTTTTTATGGTTTTGGTTTAACACATATGATCGGTGGTTTGAGCAGAGCTGCAACACAATCACTTAGACAATTGATTGATGCAGGTACTTTAAAAAATTTACCAGCAGGATTTAAGTCAAGAGGTATAAGAGTAAGAGATGATGACCAACCAATTCAACCTGGAGAGTTCAGAGATGTGGATGCACCAGGCGGAAACATACGAGATCAGTTTTTTAATTTACCATTTACAGAACCATCAACAACATTATTTCAATTATTAGGCTTTGTAGTTCAAGCAGGACAAAAATTTGCAGCAATAACTGACTCAAATATTGGAAATGACACACAAAATAGAGCAGTTGGGACTACAATTGCACTTATGGAACGTGGTTCACGTGTCATGAGTGGTGTTCACAAGCGTTGTTACTACGCAATGAGACTAGAATTTAAGATTTTAGCAAAAATTTGTGCAGAATCACTGCCACCTGAGTATCCATATGACGTTTATGGTGGACCAAGGCAGATAAAACAGTCAGATTTTGATGAAAGAGTCGATATTTTGCCTGTTGCTGACCCAAATATTATGTCTATGGCGCAAAGAGTGACACTTGCACAGACACAATTGCAAATAGCACAGACAAATCCGCAAATTCACAACATACACGAAGCATATAGACGTGTTTATGAAGCGTTAGGTACAAAACAAATTGAAGGATTGCTCAAACCAGCACCAAAACAACCAGAGCCGTTAGATCCAGCTAAAGAAAACGCACGTGCACTGCAAATGCAACTACTAACAGCATTTGAATTTCAAGATCATGATGCACACATATCTGCACACATGGCATTTATGGCATCTCGAATGGTACAAATCAATCCACAAGTATATGCATTGATGCAATCACACATTTCTGACCACATATCCTTTAAAGCAAAAGCAACTGTCAAAGGAATGATGGCACAAGACCCACAAATGCAACAAATGGCACAACAAAATCCAGAACAATTTGAAATTATGTTTGAAGCTGAAGTTGCAAAGGTTGCAGCACAGATAACACAAGAGTTAGTACAGACTGAAATGCAAACAAACGCTGCAAAACAGGATCCACTTGTTAGAATTAAACAACAAGAGGTAGATTTAAAAGCTATGGACATGCAAAGAAAAGCAGAAGAGACTGCATTTAAGCAAGATCAAGAAAATTTAAGAGCAGCAGAGCGTTTAAATTTTGATTATGATAGACTTGCAGTACAAGACCAACAATCAGACGAACGATTAGCAGTAGCGAGGCAAAAACTTGAGAAGAAATAACGAAAAAGGACTAAGCGGTGGTGTGAGGTCTGGGCCTGCTCCAGAAAAAGGTTTCAATCCACAAGGATTGAAGTCAGGAGGATGTCCACATAGAGAACCAGGAGTTAAATCTGACATTAAAGGAATTAAAAACGTGCAGGTCTCTGGTAAAAAATTCATCGGCTTACGATAACCTAACAGAACAAGGTAAAATCCTTTTTCTTGCTGGCATATTCGATGGCGAAGGTAGTTTTGGTGTTTGGGGCAAGGGAAAAGGTAGAAAATCATTTCAATGTTCTGTTGAAATGTGTGATAAGGACATAATTCAAAGATTTGTAGAAAAATTTGGCGGATCTATATTGCCTGTAAAAGTTCGTAAAGATAATTGGAAGCAAACATGGAAATGGAAGATGTCAGGCAAGAGGGCTTTCACAATTGTTGGAAAAATGGTAGAGTATATGTGTCAACGAAGGAAGGACAAGTACAATGTGGTTAAGTGCAATCAAATTAGCGGTTAGTGCAGGAAGTAAAATTTACGCTAACAAGCAAAAGACGAAAATGGCTATGTCAGATGCACAATTAATGCATGCTGAACGTATGGCCAAGGGTGAAGAAGCTTACCAGGGAAAACTTTTAGAGGCCCGACAATCAGACTGGAAAGACGAGGCAGTTCTCATAATTCTCAGTTTGCCCGTATTGGTGCTTGCTTGGGCGGTCATATCGGACGACCCAACTGCTATGGATAAGGTAAAACTTTTCTTCGATATGTTCTCACAGCTCCCGTCATGGTTTACAAATTTGTGGATCTTGGTTGTGGCTTCAATATATGGTATAAAGGGAACACAAATATTTAGGAACGGAGGAAAAAAATAGATGACTAAATTATGTCCAAGAGGTAAAGCGGCAGCGAAAAGAAAATTTAAGGTATACCCAAGCGCATATGCTAATGCCTACGCATCAAAAATTTGTGCAGGTAAAATTAAAGATCCATCTGGTGTAAAAAGAAAAGATTTCAGAGGACCAAAACCAGCAGCAAAAGGTGCAATGATGAAAGCTAAAAAAGGTAAAGCTGTTATGATTCTGATTGGTGTTGGCAAAAAGAAAAAAGTTGATAAGAAAATGGGTGGTGGTATGACAGCAGGTTCTCAATCAGCTATGGGTAGATTACAAAAAGCAAACATGATGAGTAAAGGCGGCTTGAAAACTGAATTAAATAATCCTGCAAAAGGATACACAAAAGGTGGCATGGCTGACTATTACAAAGATTTAATGTAATGTATAAAAAAGGATCATGTTGGGACGGCTACGTTCAAGCTGGCATGAAGAAAAAAGGCAATAGGTTAGTTCCTAATTGTGTCCCAGCAAGTTCTAAAAAAATGGCCGAAGGTGGTCTAACAAAATGGTTTAAACAAAAATGGGTAGACATAGGATCAAAAAAGAAGGGTGGAGGATTTAGAGAATGTGGAAGAAAATCTGCAAGTGGATCAAAAAGAAAATACCCAAAATGCGTGCCTGCTGCAAAAGCAGCCCGAATGACAGAATCGCAAAGGCGTTCTGCTGTTGCAAGAAAAAGAAGTAAAGCACAAGGTGTAGGTGGTAAACCTACAAATGTTAAAACGTTTGCAAAAAGAGCTTAATTAGATATATTCATTTTGTGGATATATATACAATCTCAATCATACAAAAAGTTATTAAACGTTCATTAGATCGTCTTAAAGACCACGCTATATATGGTGTTGACACTATGGAGCAACTACAATATGTTAGGGGTCAAATCAAATCCTATGAGGATTTGCAACAGGAAATAAAAGACCTGCTGTCAAGAACGGAGATAGAAAATGAACAAGTCCACGGAGACACCGAAACGGACTGAAGCACTCTTAGACGCTTATAAAGCGAAAGAAGAAGTAGAAACAGTCCTTGATCCTAAAGCGATCAAAAAATCAACATTAGAAAGTTTACCGACACCTACTGGATACAGATTATTAGTATTACCATATGCTGGTCCTAAAAAAACAAAGGGTGGAATTTTACTTTCTGATACAACTCAAGAAACCATACAAATGACAACAGTATGTGGTCTTGTGCTTAAAATGGGAGATCTTTGTTATCAAGATAATGACAAGTTTCCTAAAGGACCATGGTGTAAACTAAACGATTGGATAATCTTTAGTAGATACGCAGGTTCAAGATTCAAAATAGAAGGTGGAGAAGTAAGAGTTCTTAATGATGACGAGGTCATCGCTAAGATAAATGATCCATCAGATATTTTGCACCATTATTAAGGAGGATTAAATGGCTGAAGAAAACAAAAACCCAGAAGTAGAATTAGATACTGATGGCGTAAACGAAGAAAGGGTAGAGGTACCTGAAGCGAAAGAACCAGATGAGTCTTTTGCACAAAAAGAAGATGTTGATCTAGGTTACACTGATATTAAAGATGAAGAAAAGGTAACTGGAGAAAAAACTGCAAAAGAACTTTTGCAGGAAACTAAAGAAGAACCTAAAGAACAACCAAAGCAAGTTGAATCAAAAGATACTGATGAAGAGGGCTTGCAAGAATATTCTGACAAAGTTCAAAAAAGAATAAAAAAACTTACTTTTCAAATAAGAGAAGCAGAGAGAAGAGAAAAAGCTGCTGTCGATTATGCGAAAGGACTTAAGAATAAATATGAGACCGCTCAAGAAAAATATGAGGAAGTCGATACTAATTATCTTAAGGAATATGATGCAAGAATTGATGCGGAAAGAGACAAAGCAAAAGCTGCACTGAAGACTGCATTTGATTCTCAAGATCCTGAACAAATTACAGAAGCTCAGGATAAGCTTACTAAGTTAGCTGTTGAGAAAGAAAAAGTTTCGATGACTCTTGCAGAAAAAGAGTCAAAGAAAAAAGAATCTGAGTCAAAACCACAAGAAACTACTCAAGAACAGCCACCAATTAGTCAAAGAGCACAGGAATGGGCTTCAGACAATGAATGGTTTGGCAGTGACAGAGTAATGACTTCTGCTGCGATGGGAATACATGATGAGTTAATGCAGGAGGGAATTGACGCGGAGAGTAACGAGTATTATAATCAAATCAACAAACGTATGAAGGAATATTTCCCTCAGAAATTTGCCGATACGACAGCAGAAAAACCTGTTGCTACTAAGGAACCCGTCCAAAATGTAGCTTCAGTTAGTCGTAGAGCAGGAGGACGCAAGTCTGTGAAACTCACCAAATCACAGGTAGTTATCGCTAAGAAATTAGGGGTGCCACTAGAGGAATACGCTAAATACGTGAAGGAAGGAGCATAAAATGGAAAAAGTAAAAACTTCACGCGAGTCTGAAACTAGAACCAAAAATTCTAGAAGGAAAGATTGGACTCCACCATCCAGTTTGGATGCGCCAGCTGCACCGCATGGTATGTGTCATAGATGGATACGTACAGCAACTGCAGGCTTCGAGGACGTTGCAAACGTTTCGAAAAAGCTAAGGGAAGGTTGGGAATTTGTCAAAGCTGAAACACTGAAAAGTGAAATAGGTGAAAACGATTACCCAGTTATTCACGAAGGCAAACATGCTGGTCTCATCGGAATTGGTGGCCTTGTGTTGGCAAGGATACCAGAAGAGATTCTGAAACAACGTGCTGAGTATTTCGCAAGAATAACTCAAGATAGAACAGACGCGATTGATAGGGATCTTATGAAGGAACAACACCCGGATATGCCAATCAATATTGATAGGCAGTCCAGAGTGACCTTTGGAGGTAACCGCAAAAAATAATTTTTTTGCATTAACTACAAGAGTCTTAAATTAACGTTTATAAGGAGTATATAACAATATGGCAAACGTAAGTGAAAAGTTCGGTCTAAGACCGTACAGAAAACTAGACGGTACT